TGATCCAAAACTTAGAATGCAAGTGCAAGAAAAATGCACCAAAAGATACAAATTTGAAGAATTAGTTTTAGTATTAGGAAGACGTTCTGGTAAATCATTCCTTGTATCTGCTATGGCTCTTTACGAGCTATATCGGCTTATTTCTATGGGTCACCCTCAAGCAAGATATGGCTTGATGGAATTTGATGAGATTGTTCTTCTTAATGTCGCTCGAAATGAAGAACAGGCAAAAAAAGCAATCTTCTCTAAAATCAAACAAACAGTTTTAGCATCTCCTTTCTTTGCCCCTTATATTGGCAAAGATACAGAGCTGGAAATGAGATTTTACACTGAACACGATAGAGAAGAAAACGTAAGAAGAAAAGAAGATAATATCAACCCATTTGCTGGCTCTCTCGTCTTACGTTGTGGTTCAAGTAATGCTTCAGGTCTTGTTGGTCTTACTTGCTGGTCTATTATTATGGACGAAGTTGCAGCAATGGCAGGAGATAACCCTGATTCTGGCGTTGATTACGGTCTATATGATGACTTGAAGCCTTCGCTTGCTACATTTGGTAAAGATGGCAAAATGATGCTTCTTTCCAACCCTAAAGGCCCTATTGGGTTACTATATGATTTGCACGAAAATAGACAAGAAGATCCAACAACTCTTATAATGAGGCTTCCTACTTGGCTTACAAATCCTAACATTGATAAAGATTGGTTGGATGGGCAAAAGAAAAAAGACCCTCAAGAATTTCAAATGCAGTATGGGGCTGAGTTTGGAGCCTCATCATCTGACCCAATGTTTATGTCTGAAGATATAGACAGAATGTTTAAGAGCCAAAATATGGTTAAAAGAAAAGAAATGCCAGACGGTCTTTTTGAATATTTTTGCCATATAGATCCTGCAAGAACATCTGACTACTATGCGATCGTCATTGCTCACACAGAGACTATGTATGGAACTATTGGTCCCGACCATACACCTCTCAAAAGAGTTGTAATAGACCACATTCATTTTTGGAACCCTTTGACAAGAAATCAACCTGTCAAGGAAAAAGAAGTAGAAGACTATGTTATCGATTTACATCGTAGATTTAGATTTAAGCAAGTCTCGATAGACCATTGGAATTCTCAATCCTCTGTCATAAAGTTGCAAAGCTTTGGTGTTCCTATTATAGAACGTCAATTCAATAAAGAATACAAAGAAAAAATTTACACAGAGTTGGCGCAATTGATTAGAGATGACAGGATAGATGTATATGATTTATCTGGTGGTAGTTACGCAGATATGACAAATACATTGCAATCACTAAATGAAGTCCAAGAAGCAAAAATTCAATTCTTATTTTTACAAAAAAAATGGAAAGGGAAAAGATATTACATAGAAGCATTGTCAGGCTATAAAGATGACATTTGTGACTGTGTTGCTGCAGTATCTTACGAATGCCTTACTTCCAAAATTGTTGCAAGATTGCCTAGATCAAAAATGGTCAATTTGAATAGAAGATGATTCAACTATAAAGGATTATGAATTTTAAAATAAGAAAAAATCATTATGTCTGAAAATATTCGTATAGCACAATTTGGAGGCGTTGGTGGTGGAGGACAAGTGTCTCCATTCATGCCTGGAAAAAGTCCTATTGGTAAGGGTGGTAGCAATAGAGGCGGACATGAGATAAATTTGTATGTCGATGAAGACGCAAATTTTGATAAGTTGCTGCGTAAAACACATATGGATTTTGACGGCAGGGATGACAATATTGAAAGTCGTCTAACTCCTCAACACAGACATTATGAAGAATCTATTCCATATCTTTTAACACCTGAAGAAAGAATGAGAGCCAAACTTCGTGCTCAACTTCATAATTATAAACAGTCTTTAGAAAATGCGGCTAATGATTTGCACAAAAACTCTCCTAAGTACATAAAACAGTTTTTTAACGCTAAACCTGAGCATCTGATGACTATGGAGCAGTCTTTAGAAGACAGACATAAATACAAAAAAGATTATAAGTTTATGGGTGAAGAATACAAAGATCCAGACAAACCATCAAGACTTCACTTTGCAATTTCAGAAAATGACATAAACCGTGTAGCAGAAGACTATCAAATCAAGAGAAGAAATAGAATTACTGAAGAGTACGCTGAGCCAAGAAATAGATACGATGTAGAACAGTTCAGTAATGAGCCATTAGGAAAAACGCCATTATTAGAACATGGATCTGATCTGGAAACATACTTTGATGATTTGATAAATGTCAATACACCAGACCAAGACGGATTTCAAGAATACCAATTGAAAGATACCATCATGTCTTATCCAAATCCTGATGCAAATGTTGATTTGACTCCTAGAAAATTTACTGGCGAAGAAAGTGCAGAACTAAAACAAATAGACCCATTCCAATCTATTGAAAGTAATATGCGTAAACCAAAAATGGATTCTTCTTATTTTAATTTTGTAAAACCAACATCAACTGAAGATGCAAGTGTCGAAGAGCAATATGACACATTATTGAGTGGATTTATGGGGCCAACATTTTAAGATGAACAAACAAATTTTACTTTTGTTGGATCTATGCGAAAAATTAGATTCTTCTGGAAAGTTTGCTCAATCTGACAAACTATTTAATAAATTTGCACAATACTATCCTCAGCAATCAGTAACTAAGGTGCCACACGTTCATTTTGTTGAATATGAAGAAATAGAAGACGAGTATAAAGAAAATGACTTCTTTAGACAAAAAATAAAGCCAAATAGATTTGTAAGGGACTATTTTGATTTGGGCGGTGAATCAGATGGCCAAAATATAGAAGGCTTATTACATGGTCCTGATAATGTTCCTGGACCAGCCTATATTGACCCAGGTAATTTAGCATCAAGTCCTTCAATGGCTGGAGACACTTTATCATTTACTTGGGAAGAGACATATCAGAAAAATGTAGATGAAGGTAACGCTTGGAAAAATAGAATACCAAACAGATAAGGAGATTATTATGCCAATACCAATTAAGCCAGTACATAGTTTAGATTTGCATGCGGAATTGTTTGACGGACCATCAATGGAAGGACTTGGATTATCAGATATTCAAATTCAACTTCTTGGTGTCTCTCAGCAACCAAAAAAGGCAGAAGCAGCAAAGATCAGCACAAGATATATTGATATGTTGAGAAGAATAGATGCTTCAACAGACGAAGTTGTAACAGCAGCATCTCAACTAGCCCTCAACAAAGATGGCAAAGTATGCAGTGTGCCTACCAATATTTCTGACAATGATTTGCTTGCTCTTAAGACTGCAGGTTTATTGACTGGATATGGCAGATCAGTCGAATTAACAGATAGAGCGAAACTCGCACTTAGAGATCATTATCTTTCTACTGAAAACGTAAATGAATTCAGAAAGCAAAGAACTAAAGATAGATTTGACTTAGAAGCAGCAAGAAGTGTCAAAGCATCTAGTAATAAATTTAAGAAAGTAGGTTCATGACTCACTAAGGACAAATTCCGTGATGAATTTGAAATTAGGTTTTTAGCAGATAACGACAAACTTAGAACAAAAGGTTTAATGTTTGCAGACCCTTTAGAAAACTTTGAAGTTGTCGTTTTCAAGTTTGATTATCCAGATTGTTACTCTTTTTGGAATAAAAATGTAAGTTTTCCATTATCATTAGCTTTCTTAGACGAAAAGTATAGAATAAGAGATATTAAAGATATGGAAGCTGAAGATCCAAAGTCTGTATACCCTGACAATTCAAAAATAGTTTTTGTTGTAGAAGCAAATAAGGGAACTTTTGATAAATTGGGTATAAAAGTAGGCGATAAGCTTATAATGAAGGGCAACAAACTGATTTTAGATAAAGAAAATAAATAGATGCATTAAAGGAATTACCCTTTAAATTTAAGAAGTTTTTTAATGTATTTTTTCTTGAGGAGAAAACAAAATTATGGCAGATAGAATTTTCCCAAACAGATATCAAGAAGATCCTCTTGATTCTGACCTTGTTTTTCAAGGTATAGATTGGGATACATTTAATCAAAGACTTGCTGCTGCTGAAAGTGGCGAAGGTAAGAAAATACCTGCAGAGCTCTTAAAAGCTTTGAACAACGCACACCCTGAAGCATTTGACAATGAAGCAAGATCTAATGACAGAGAGTCTGGATCCATGTACGCTGAAGAAGACGATGAAGAAATGTCTGATGAAGACGTTGATGCAATGATGGTTGAAGCATACAAAACAGCAAAGAAAAAAGGCCTTGATCCTGATTCTGGTTTAGCCAAATGGTTAGCGAAGAATAAAAAGGGTAAGCAAAACAAGTCTAAAGATGATGATGAAGAAATGCATGATGAAGATCATGAAGATCATGAAGAAGACGAAGACGATGCTAAAGGTCCTATGAAGAGAAAAGGTCCTAAGAAAGACGAGAAAGTTAAAAAGGCATATATCTTCAACCATCCTTCCCAACTTTCTGCAGATGCAGTAGAAGCAGCAGAAGCTGCTGGCGATGAGCACTTAAAGAGTGCCATTCTTGCTGCTAGACATGATAGAAGAGTTAGACTTGCTTCACAAATTGAAACAAGAATTGCTTCTGAAAAAGATAAGTCTGTTAGATTAGCACAAAGAAGAGCGTATAGAGAAGCAATTGTCCAAAGCGTTGAAGAGAATGTGAATCAACCAAAGACACATAAAACTGCATCTAGAAGCACTTCCAACTCAGGAATGACTTCTTCGATGAAGACTGCTTTTGCACAAAAGGCCCTTGCTGAAGGTTTCCCAGTTGAGTATATCCAAGCAAGATTGGGCGAAATGCCTGCAGTTCAAGCTGATAATACTACAAAAATTAAAAGCGTTTTAGCATCTGAATTAGACATCAATACTAAAATTGCTGCTGCTAGTTCTATGATTAAGACAGCAACTCTTTCAGACGCTGACTATTCAAGACTTGTAGATTATTGGAAAAATGACCTTGGCTATGGCGATCAAGAATGGATCGATGCCTTGTTCACAAAAAAATACGATAAGAAAAATTAATTCCTCAAGAAAAAATAAGTCCCAAGGTTTAGGCCTTGGGACGTTCTTGAATAAATTAAGGATATAAATATGAGATTCAGAAAAGTATCAGAAACTGAAAACATTCCAAGTTTTTTAGAAAAGAAATTTGTTGGCGCTCAAGTTGAAGTTGAAGAAGACCCATATGCTGAACTAAGAAATAATTCTGCAGAAAACAGAATGAAGATTTCTAAGAACAATATTGGCTTTACCAAAGAAGCAAATTCACTTTCTAAGTCCTGGGAAAAAATTTCTGGGCCATCTCTCTACAATGATTTAAGACAAGAATCTGTCGAAGAAAGAATGTTTTCTCAAGATTTAGGTTCCATCAAGAGATCGGGCTCTTTTTACGATGAGGGCGAGTCTGCTAGAATCACCACTAGTGGATTAAAAGCATTTTCTTCAGAAGAATATATGGATTGTATGCTTAGAGGTTCTTCAAATATTTTCAACCCAGATATGATTTCAATTTCGAGAGAATTTTTGAATTCACAAGAAAGTTCAACAGAACAAGCTATTGTTGAATCACAAAGAAAGAGAGAGGCTAAGGCTTCAAGACATCAAACATGGGAAGAGAAAAATATCTCTAAAATCAAAAAATCAAATGTAGTTAATTCCAGAGCACATTCTATCTTGAGAACTTCCTCTGATAGTGAATTTAATTCAACATTTGGCATGATCGATCCTGAAAGTTTAGATCAAAGAGAAAGTTTACGCATTGCTAATCAAGATCGTGTCAGAAATGAAAGATTAGCGATTCAAAAGAATTTTCAAGATCAAATTTCAGAAAAATCAAAAAATAGAGCACAAACTATTTCCGACATCTATAATAGCATTGATTTAGATTTAAGTTAAAAAATGGATCCAAACAATTCTGGTGGCCCTGCAATTGCCTCAAATCCTGCCAATGGCATAAATAATATTCCATTAGGTGGGGAAGAGATTGAAGGCGTAACTGAAGCAGAATTAAAAGACATAATTCAAGAAGTACTGGCAAGTAAAGATAACTTTCAAGTTCTTGCAGACAAAGTTGCTAATGTAAGTCTCAGAGTAATGGATAGGGGTCTAAGACATAAATTAGACACACTATCTCAAGCTTTAATGCACTCTAACAGTGGTCGTACAAGAACAAAAGATCCATTGACAGGCGAATTGGACCCTACTTATCAAGATATTGCTAGAGACATAAATGAACTCTATATCACATCTAAGAAGGAAGACAAAGTGTACAATAATTCACGAGCAGCACAAACAGTACAAAAGAAAAAGAAAAAGACCCGTGGAAATCCATTTAGAGTTTTGATGGGAAAAGTTGGAAAACTTCTTGATCATGGTGTAGAGAAAAACGATATTGTTAGATATATTTCTAAGCTAAAATATTGGAACAAAGAAACTGTCGAAAGAGCAGTTGATATCGTTAAAGACTATAATAGAAAACTAAAAACAGACGATGATAAAGATGATGCAAAGGACAGTAAAAAAGAAGCTGTAAAAACTGCTTCTTTAAACTACGATGAATCTCCAAAATTTCACAAAAGATCTACAGCAGAATTAATTGCCAGAGTATGTTTCTTACTAGATTTATTAGATTATAGTAAATCAACTCCTCAGGGTGATTTCAAAGATCCTGCTGACAAAAATGGCGCAAAAGAAGAACTGGCGCAAATAAGAAAAGCATTAGTTGACAGAGGCTTTGATAAAGAAGAATTGTCAATGCTTGGATTAGGAAATTAATTATGGAACACGGATACAAAATCACTACTAAATACGAAACACATGACCCAGAGAAAGTTGATAAAATTTTAGACAAATCTAAAATTGGTGGTATGGGCTTGTTAGAAATGCTTCAAGATTCCTTAATGAATCTTGGAGATTCTGAAAAAATGCCATCTTCTTCCCCTTTTCATGTTTTATCAGCAGATGATTTTGATGACGATCCGATAACAAATAGTTTTAAGTCCATGGGTGGCCCTAAAGTCTTTTGTGTCTTACCTGCGTCAAAAGTTCATAGTGCTTACAAGAACCTAAATAGCATTAAACTTGCTAATCAGAGAAATATTCTTAGATATGCTTACATGTCTCTACAAAGTTTCTTAAATAAAGATTTTGATGCTGTTAAGTTAGAAAGAGTAGCCTACACAAAAGAAGAAAAATCTTCAGGATTTTGGCAAATAGAATCTGTCAATGCAATTGACAATTTATATAAATTTTCCGATAGTGTTATTTCCAAATCTTTCTTAGACAAGGCAAGAAGTTTAGTTCTTTCTGGAAACAAAGATGCTATTGAAGAAGTTTCAGCCAAATTAAGAAATACATTTTCTAGCATTACTCCATCAGAAATGAAGAGAGTTGCTTATACTTCGCTGTCAACTCAAGACAATGAGCCATATCTATTGTGCCCTAAAGGCAAAATGCAAGGTAGAGGCCCTGTTCCTATGGAGATTTCTAAGTGTAGAGAAAACTGCATTGACTCAAGAATAGGCAAAGATGGAACTGTAACTTGTGCCTATGCTGATTGGATGAAAACAGCATTCCAATCCCATGATGAAGTTATGGCAAGATTAGATGTTCACAGACATCCTGACAATGAAGCAAACTTACTTAATCTTGCTGAAGGTGAAAGATCCAAGAAACTAACTGAAGGTGAAGTTGGCTTCGAAGCAAGATTTGAGAATTCTGACAGAGGTGTTAACAAAGTCAGAGGCAAGCATAACGAATCAGACTCTAGAGAAAAACAACTTTCAAATGCAAAACAATCAAGTTATGGTCATCAACAAGGTGATAAACCAGTCCTTAGACCAAAACAAGCACAATCTGATTCTATGAAAACTATAGATTCTCAATTGCCAAGAGAAGAGCAAAGCGGAAATGATTATTTAGAAGCGTTATTGAGAAAACTAAATAAAGCAGAGTCTGAGACTGAAACTACAAGAGAAGAACAACTTGAAGATGGTCTTTACTCTAGAAAAGGCGATATGGAAAAATCATACGCTGAGCAACTTCTTGATAGCAAAGAACCTAAAAACTATAGAGATGAACTTAATAAAGATAAGGCTGAACCAAAAGAATCAGTAACTAATTTACTTAATAAGAACATTTCTGCGTCAAAAAAAATTGATGAAAAATCAATTGAAAAAGATTTAGAATCTCATAGAAAAAATAATAAAAATGATAAGACCATTGAAGAGTTATTAAGTGACACAGATGATGATGATTTGGGTCACCAATTTTCTGAAGACGATCTAAAGAACTTTGCCAATGAACTTGGCCTAGATTACATCATGGAATCTAAAAGAGAAGAATACGACGATGTGGTATAGAAAAGTCGTATCATTTGGTGGTGGAGTAGATTTTTCAAGAAATAAATCTTCTGATAAGCCTTATGCTGGAGTTGATGTAGTTAAAGACATAGACAACCATCCACAAGGTCTTTACGATGAACTTCCTGGTATTCTCAAAAAAATGAACAAAAGTGTTGATGATTATTACAAGATGACAAAAGATCAACAGGCAGAAATTTGGGATTTACTAGTTAATAGACCTCATAGAATGAACATGGATAACAATGGTCAATTCATTGTCAGTCCTCAGTCAGCGTCTATAGAAGCTAGAAGGCATTCTGAATTTCATGAAGATCCAGAAAAAACAACTCTTGAAGAACTTTTAGAAGGCTCAAGACAACAGAATAATAATGTAACTCCTGAAGACTCAAATGCAAGTAAAAGGGGAGAAGGATTCCAACACCTTAAGAATGGCGAGGGATACACACAAGCATTAACTGGAAAACAAGATCCTAAACTCTTTGGACAACTTCCGTCAAATCAAACTTGGTTCTAATAAAAAATAGAACGGTATAATATATGTTATGGCAACAAAAACATCTCTTGCATCTGCTATAAGAACAGCAGCAACACAAGTTTCAGGCTCAACAAGCACAGGTTCTCCACAATCCAAACAAGCATATGCAAGTAGTCGTATTGGTTTAGGCTTAGGCCCTGGTGTTACAAGATCTGCCAGTATCAATTCTATCACAACTGCTCCTAACTTTTATTCTCCGTTTCTTACTCCTTCTTCATTCCAGATCCCAAATGCTCGTCGTGAAGTTTATCTATGGGCAAACTGGTGGAAAAATAATGAACCTAAAGTTGCTGCAGCAATTAACTTCTATACCAACTATCCATTCTCTGGTTGGAAATTAGAATGTTCTTCTTCTTATGTCAAAGACTATTTTGAAAAATTAGTTGAAAAACTTAATTTTCAAAAATGGTTGCCTGAGATTTCAAAAGTTTATCATTTATTAGGTGATGCTTTTGTTCTGCTTTCTATTGACTGCCCACATTGCCATGGTTCAAACTGGGATGAGGATAAAAACGAAGAATGCCAACATGATGGTGCAACGTGGAAATCAATTTCTATCTTAAATCCAGATAATGTTATCAAGACTCCTGGAATGATTGATCAGCAGGGAAGCTATGCTTATAGACCTTCTGCTGAAGAAATAAGAATTGTAAATGAAAGGCATCCTAAAGATATTTACAATTCTATACCTGATGAAATAAAGAAGTTAATCTTAAAAGGAGATCCTATCAAGCTTAACGAGATATCTATTCATCACTTTAAGTATGGTTCAAATCCTTGGGAAGATTACGGTATCTCAATGATACGCCCATTGTTCCCAATCTTAACTTACAAAGACAAATTGCGACAAGCACAATACATGATTGCTGAGCGTCTTATTTTACCTATCAAAGTTGTCAAGATAGGTAGTGATACTAGACCGGCATCTCAAGAAGATATCGATAATGTCCAAGATGAGTTAGCATCTATTGCAAATGACCCAAATCTTACACTTGTAACACACCATAATTTTGACTTAGAGTGGTATGGCGCAACAGGGAAGATTCACCCATTGACTGGTGAATTTGAGATGATTGAACAAGAAATTTTAGACGGTGTTATGCTCAACAAAGCATTATTGAATGGTGAAGGTCCAACTTATGGCAATGCCCAGGTTGGCCTCCTTGCAATGGCGCAGAGACTTGAAACATTCCGTAGGGAAGTTGCACATTGGATAGAAATGAATATTTTTCTTCCAGTTGCTAAATGGAATGGCTTTGTAATTGAAGGAGAACGTGGACAAGAAGAGATTATTTATCCACGTATAAAATTTGACGATCTTCAACTGAGAGATGACACCGGCAAGCTTCAGATGCTTGTTACAGCAAATCAAAATGGTGTAATTTCAAATGTATCCCTTATTGAAGCATTTGGTCTAGACTCAGATCAAGAGATTGAAAGATTGAGATATGAGCAAGGCGCAAACTTTATGAACGACCAAAGTTTTGGCACACCAAATATTTCATTAAGTTTTCAAAGCGGTGGAGTTACCGGACAAGGTTTTGGTGGTGGTGCTGACATGGGTGGTGCTCCTCCGGCGCCTGATTTGGGTGTGGGCGGTGCTCCTGGAACTCCTCCAGTTGGTGGTGGCGCTCCTCCTCCTGCTGCTCCTCCAGGTGGTGCTCCAGGTGGTGCTCCTGCTCCAACAGCAAAATCTATGCTTGATAACTACAGACTTGCGTCTGATATTGTAAATAGTATATACCAAGATAGATTAGATGAATTAAATAAATCAGATAAGGTTAGAACAGCAAGCAAAAAGATTAGGTCATCTGCTCATGAAGGTTTCTTGATGAGTTTGAAACCAGTGACAGGACGTGCAAGCTTAGGTCCTCTGCCTAACGAATATGATGGATTATTTGGCGTGATTGATAGCCCGTTTGTTGGTGGTTCTTCATCATATCCTTTGAACACATATGCTATAAACGAAATTAGTTCTTACGCAAATGTTGACAATGAATCTGCAAGACAAGTCGTTGCTAAAAAACTTGAAAATATTAATCAACCAAAAATGTTTACATCTTTAGAGAAGAAACTATATGGTCTTTTAATGTCTTTGAATATGCCATTTCCTCTTTATGCACAATATTCTGCTGGACCAACAATGGATTACCAATTAGATGGAGCAATACCAAACTTAAAAATTGGTGTTGAGGCTGATGGAGAAATTTGGCATAACAACCCAGATAAAATTGCAAAAGATAAAAGAAGAGATTCTGAACTTGCTGTCAATGGATGGATCATTGTTAGGTTTACTGATAAAGAATTACAAGATCATCCACAAGATTGCATAAATGTTTTGATTAATGCAATCAAAAAACGGACAGGACAAAGTTCGGACAGTCAAGGTGAAAAATATTTATAATTTCACAAACTGTACAATAAACCCGTCATTTTCGACGGGTTTAGTTTTTAACAGTTTAAAGGTTTGAAGAGTAGATTTTTAGAATACAGGTATCAGAAACTTTATTTTAAAGGAATTTTTATATGTATAGAGCTGCGAAAGGTGGTGCTATAACTGTGCAAAGTTTTCTTAATGAAAACGATCGAGTTACAGCAAGAGAACACTTAATAAAAACTGCTTCCTCGAATATGAGAGAGGCAGCCAAAATTGGTTTACAATCACTCTATGCTGATCCAAAAGAAGTATTAGAAAAATACAAAGATTTCGATATCGTTAAGGAAATGCAAGCTCGCCAAGGTGCTAAGTTACTTTGGGTGAGAGCCAGAGCAATAGATGCAGATGTAGTTAATGCAAATGGTGACTTGTTTTCTAAAGAAGAACTACTCAAAGAAGTTGAGTTAAAAGGTCAAAAAATCCCAGCTTATAAATCATTCGAAGGCGTTCCAATATATACAAACCATAAAAATGATGATATTGAACAAGCCAAAGGAATGGTTGTATATGCTGAATGGGATGAAAAAGAAAACTGCGTCTACTGTACTTTTTTTGTTGATGAAGAAGCATATCCTGATATAGCAAGAAACATTAGAACTGGTGTTATTCATGATGTCAGTATGGGAGCAAGCGTTGAGTGGGGTGTCTGCTCAATTTGCAATAATAAAGCTTACACTGAAAGAGATTACTGCGAACACTTAAAGAAATATAAAGGCAAGATTTATCCTGAAACTGGCAAAAGAGCTTACGAAAAAAACTATGGAGTCAAATTTATAGAATTAAGTTGTGTTGGTGATGGTGCTTTCGAGTCTTGCGAAATTCAAGAAATTTATGATGTTGACGATGTACTAAGTGAAGCAACAAATTTAGAAAAGAAAGCCAATGAAATAAACTCTAATATTGTTTTGGCTTTGCAAGAAATACCTGAAAACATTAGTGAAAGAACTGCATATGAAAGTTGCTTAAGACAAGCAAATAAAACCACTAATGTTGCTATGAGACTTGCTCAACAGGCAGGGACTCTTGTGGGTGGTCAACTTTTAGCAGGACCAGGTGCTAATCAAAACTCGACAGTTGCTGCTGTATTAGGTGCTTTAGGTATTGACCCAAGATCTGGACTTAATATTCTAGACCTTATCAACTTATCACTAAACTTTTTAGAAGTCGCAGTGATGAATATGTTTGCACGTAAAGACAATGTTGATTTAGGTCATGTAGGCAAAATCACTAAGTCAATGGCTGAACTTCAGTCTACTATGCAAGACATGATCGACGATGGTGTTGATGTAGGGAGTGGTCAAAGGCCACAGCCAATAAATCAACCTCAAAATATGCCACAAGCTGCACAACCAAATCCAGCGCAACAAATGGCAAGCCCTCAAATTGGATTAGCAAACTATTCACCAACAGAGTCAGTTGGAAAGATTATGGATATGACCAACTTTGCAAACCCAAGTTCTGTTGGAAGTGGAGTTGCTTTAGCGTCAACAAACTATAATTTAGTTTGGGCTTCTAAAGATGGCAGAAGAGAAGTTTTTGCAAGCACTAATCATAAGCCTGCGGATAAATTTGGAAACTTTGCAGAAAGTATTCTGAGTTTAAAAAATAATTTGAATAACGTAGAACAAGTCAATCAAAGTATTCAAAATGTCATTAGAATTGCTAATGAGAGAAATAAAAACATAAAAACAAACAAGCCTATAGAGGCGGGGAGCAGAAATCAAATGGATCATTTTGCTAAGATTGCATCAGAGCAAAGAAAAAAATTAGCTGCTGCTGTTACAATCGATTTCAAGGTTGAAGACAGTACAGGTAATAGAGTTGTTCTTTCAACTGATGGATCAATAACCGGATACACTAATGGTAAAAGAACTTCTTGGGAACCTATCCTCAATGAAAATCAAATTTCTATGATGGAATCAGGACAAGGCACAAGAGTTGCTGCAGAATTGTTGAAAGATTATTCATCATTTGTAAGAACAGCTTTACTTGATGTCAAAGACAGAGATGGTGATAGAGAGAGTCTTTTAGAAGAAGTAAGATCTGGCGAGTCATATAGTAATTTACAAGACGGTGTAAAGACTAAAAATACTGGTGCTCCTACTGTTGGCAAAGAACAACAACTTGATTCAAAAAGAACAGGTGAAGGTACTGAAGCCGTCAAGGAAATTTTACTTGGTAACGCTGGACTTTATGGAAGAAGAGTCAAGGATGACGAAGTCAGAAAGTCGCTGACTGAACTTGTTAATGAAGTAACTAAGGGTGTTCCTACTGAAGTTTTAGAAAATAGACTTTCAAAACATAGATCAGAGGGTAGCGCTCCTGCACAAGTTATTATGTTCAAGACTATCGAAGCACTTGGCAAAGCAGTAGTATCTTCATTTGAAACTCCAAAAACAATTTTAAGAGTAGCGCAAGTTTTAGCAGAAGAGCCTATGCTTCCAGAAATGATTGGAACTGCCGCAGCTGGAACTGAAATGGACGCTGCGAAAACTGAAAAAGATGAATTCTTTGGTCAATCCTCTGTTGAAAATCCTGTCACAGCAGTACTAAAGCAATTAGGTGCTGCAGTAACTTCTGATGTTACAGCACAAGATCTTTCTGATGCACTCACTATTGCTGTTGAAGAGGGTGAAATTACTAAAGAAGGTGTTACAAGAATTGCAGAACTCTTGATGTCCAATGCTGCAACTCCTGATGAAGGACTTGATGTTGATGCACAACCTTCCAAGAATGAAGAACTTAGATCTGCACTTAGATCTGCCGTTGATGGAGATGGAGACTTAATTTCAAAAGATGATTTGAAATCTGCAATATCTGCTATGGCTATGTCATCTGAAGAAACAAGAACTGCTCCTGGTGAGGGTGTAGATGTAGTTGATTCTATGCCAGAGAAACAACTTATGGCAGCAATTGACAGAGCAAAAACTGCTACTGCAACAGAAGGCAGATTAAGATCCAGAGCAAGAAGAGAATTTTGGGGAGTCAAAACTGCTAGCGCTGTTAATATTGAAAACAATTTAATCGGTTGGCTTGCTGACTATTCAACAAACTTTAATATTTCAACTCGTAAAATGGCATTGGCTGCTAAAAGACTCTGCCAAGATTTTGATTTAGCAGAAAAATTGGTCTCTAGAGCAATCGAAGCAAAGCAACAAGCAGATAGAACTGCTGGTATGACAGTAACTCACACTAAATCAGATTGCCTTAGATTTATGTGTGTTGCTGAAGACTTGAACGGAATGTCTCCAGGAGATGACAACTTTGATGAAACATTCAAGCAAAAGGCTATGGAAGTTCTTCAAGGTCATGGATTTACTGTAGATCCTAATACATTCTCATTCACAGATTTAGTTGTCTCAGAGAATGGTGATGTAACTGCAACAGTTTCTACCATGTCATCCAAAACTTTCAAGGTTGACGATGAAGTATCCAGCGATGAACCAATTTCTGAAGAAATGCCTATTGTTATGACTGAAGGCGCCAGAATTGCAAGAAAGAGCAGAAGAGATGAAGTTTTATCAAAATATGCTCAAGTAACACCAGGTGCACCTGCGATGGGAGCACCAGCACCTCAAGGTCCTGCTGCAGGTCCTGTTGACCCTAATTTGGGTGCTATGGACCCGACTGGTGGCGATTTGGGTATCTCAGCAATGACTGGCACAGAAATGAATGAAACTTCAGATTTGGATGCAATGAGTGAGCCTGGTGAGAAGAAGCCTTGGGGTAGTGTTTGCCCTGTATGTGGCTCAGATGATGTAAACATTTCTGAATCAAACGCTGACTGCCAAAACTGTGGAACAACTTATAAGATTCTTCAATCCATTGAACTTGTTTCTATGGGAGATAAGGGCACAGAATCTGCAGAAATGGAAGACCTTGGCGGTTTGGGACCTGATATGGGACTTGGTGCAGCAACTGCTCCAACTGAAATGCCTGCAGCATCACCTGCTCCTCCAGGTGCTGGTCCACTCGCAAGTAGTATAAAAACTATGGTTAGACTTTCAACAACATTAGACTCTGATGTTTACCTTAAGACAGCAATGCCTGACTTTGATAAGACATCTGCAAAAATGTTACCAGTTGGTATGATTTGCCCTAGTTGTGGCAATAGACACGCAAATAAGGTTAAGAATAATACATTCTGCCATAGTTGCGGAAATTACGCAAGAACAACAGTAAAAACAAGCAAAAAAGATCCATCAAAACTTGATGTTTCTATTACTTGGATAGACTAACTTTTATGGGGGGATAATATCCCCCCATAAAATGATGAAAAAGGTGTAAAACCTATTTGTCAAGAACAAATAAACAGTTTATAAATGAAATACTTTTTATAAAAAACTTTGATAAAAGATTTGATTTTATTAAGGGAAGCAGCAATAAAATGAATAAAAATTCGAAAAATGCCGAAAATGCTAGATTTGCAGCTTTAAAACTGGCAGAAATACAAGCAACAGATAAAGAAGATTTTGTTCAATGTACTAACGATATGGCTAGAACTGCATCTTTGAATGAAGATGAAGCATTAGTCGTTGCTAGTGCAATAAGAGCAAAGTATCTTCCAAATATTGTTAAACAAGCTGGTATTAAATACGCAGGTTTAGATTTAGAAGATGGCAAAGAGACTGTTGACTTCGCAAACGATGAATCCGACGATGACGAAATGGAATTTCATCACTTTGAGAGTGATGAAGAAGAACTTAGTGAAGATGATGATGAGATGTCAGATGATGACATGGAAGACAGTGACGAAGCAGATGAAAGTGATGATGTAGCAACTTTTGAAATTGAAGTTCCCGCTGATATGGTTGATCAAGCACAAAAAGCTGTGCAAGAGGCGCTAGATAATCTTCTTGGCGGAGATTTAGATTCTTCAGACGATGAAATGGATGACATG